ATGGAGAGTTAGATTGAGAGATAGGGATAATGGGTGTATTATTTACAAGCTTTGGTTTTAAGAATGCTTTTGGTTTAACTTTTGGAGGCCTCTGTATGTTAGGTCTCTGTTGCTTGATTATTCTAATCTTCTCTTTTTTAGGGAGTTCTTCGAATTTAAATCCTTTTATATCTGATTCTATATTAACGAATTGATCATACTCTGTGATAAATGTATCTAACCCTGTTATATTAAAAGATATTTGTTTAGTATTAGCTTTATTTCTAGTAATAGCTCCTTTATACAAGTAACCTTGATTAAATATGTCTTTAGCTGGTTTGGTTAGAATCCATTTTAAAATATCCCCTTTATAGTAATTCTTTTTGATTAATTTTGTATAGCTGTTATTTTTTACTTCTATTATCTTACCTGTAGTGCGGTTTTTAAGGAAATACCTTAACATAAAACCTCTTGCATAGTCTTCAGGGGTAGGAAATACTGTTTCAGATTCAAAAGGAGTTGATACGTTTCCTATAGTCAATGTATCGTTATTGTCTATTGAAATTAGTTCAAGTCCAGTATCTGTTGGGGATTCTCCAGCGTACAATTTACCGGTATTCGTCTCAACATACGGGCCTTGGTATTCCTGCCCAGTACCTTTGAATGCGAACATTCCTAATTTAGCAAATTTTAACAGGTATTTGAATATAGGTAACCACATTATGCTGTATCTTTTTGGAAGTTAGAATAGTTTACTGATGCCCAGTATGTTTTTAGTCTTTCAAATATTAATGGAGATCTAGGTCCACTTCTATTAGCCGTATGTTCTTGATCTACCTTCTGGTTCTTCGTATCTTCATGCCATACCTTCCATTCTTTAGTAGCTGCATTAATCATAGCCTGTACATTTACACCTGCTTGTGGTCTTAATACTATAACCATACCATTACCATAATAACCGTCAGAATCTGCTGTAAAGAATTTTTTCTTAACTGTGTGGTTGACATTTCCTCCTATTGTATTGTATTTTTTACCTGGTTTTTCAACAAAGTTGGTAGGTTGAGATATATAAGTAACTAAATCTCCATGAGAAAATCCGCTCCATCTAGAAGAACTAAAGTTTAGAGTGTTACCGGCTCTTCCTTTAATTATTATATCACCCAATTTAGGTGAAGTTGAACTTGCAGGTAAAGCTTTCCAGTTAGGAGCACTTCTAGCTGCTTGTGCATATTTAGTATGTGCTGCAGCTTTCGGGAAATTTGAATCTCCTTTAAGTGCTACGTAGGAGATAAATGCTGCACTCCAAGGAGTATTAGTAGGTGTTATAGCGCCTCTATTTGTTTTTTCTTTGGGTCTATACGAAACATTAGAGGTATCTGGTGCTGGTCTTTCTTCTCGTACTGGTTTAGGATAAATTGGGCTGTTAGTAGCTAGCAACGCCATCATTGCCTTGATTTCAGTTGTCCATATATTATCATTACTTATTTTTTGTTCTATTTCTGTAATCTTAAAACATACTTGGTTGTCGTAACGTTCTGGTAAGACTCCTTTGCCAATTTGGAATGTTTCAGCTGGTACAAAATTAGTCATGCCGTCTACGGTTAAGGAAAGTTGTATAGGTATAACACCAGGAAACCCGACTTCTCTAAACTGTCTTCTTTGTTTATCTTGCTCAGTTGCGAGTCTAACTTTACAGTACCTATAGTAGTTGGAATTATTATCTGTAAATTTACTCCTGTCGTAGTGTCCTTGAGCATAACTTGCAAATGCTCCTCCAATTTGTCCAATAATTTTCTCTAAATACTTCCCCTCATTAGCTCTCGATACTTCGGTCTTGTTTGGATTAATCGTAGTATACCTATTATAAAGGTTTTTATTAAACTGTAATAGGTTTGTATCACTAGATGCTCCGTTAGTAGCAGACGCAGCAACTGCTAATGTACTGTTAATAACACTGTTAATTTGAGACCTAATAGATAAATTAGTAACAAAAGAATCTGTACCTGTTATTTTTAATTTAGGCACTGTTTTTTTTGTTACTTTTTTAGGTATACCTATATCTCTAGCACTCCATTCGTTTTTATCAGAATCGTATACAATTTCTAAATCGTTAATTCCTCCCATAACTGTTTCACAATCATCTAGTATTTGTTTTATTAGGTTGAAAATTGAAATTTTAGTTTTACTATTCTTTTTTGCTTCTTCTAATAAACTATTCTGAATTTCTAGTAAGTGGTTTATGTTTAAACAAATTGCTTGTGGACTTCTAGGATTATAGTCTTCACCAAATCTCTGTTTTTGTTTTTTATGTCCTTCTACAAATACTTTGGGAGGAGGTCCTCCTGCATTTGAAAAGTCATCAAAAAAACTGTTACGCCAAAACCAATTGTCTGAGTCAAAATACCAAGCTTTTCCTGCCCCAGTGTATGGAAGGAAGCATATTCCTGGATCAATTGACATATGTTCATGAAAAGTGGTGAATCCATTTTCCGAATAATCTGTTGAAAATTTAAAAAGTTTACCGTCACGTTTAGTTCCTGCTGGTATAAAATACTCATTAAGTAGATGTAAAAAATCTCTTAATGTAATATACCAGTGGTAATTTTTAGACTTATCAGAGTTATTTTCTGCGTCATCTTGTCCTTGTACTTTATCTGATTTTAACTCTATTGATCTGAAAACATCTACATTGTATTTTTTCTTTATTCGGTTTCTAGCAGATTTAGTACCCCACATAAGTGCCAGTAACATTGTAGAAATGGCATCAGAATAATCATAAGTTCCTTTTGTTGTTGAACCTGTATTGCTATTTTCTTCAGCATCTTTTTTTATTTCAGCATTTGTAGCAGGTTCCAAAGCTTCCATGGATTCTATTAAATCTCCTCTAGTTATTATTTTAACTGAACAATCATAACTACCGTCTAAATTGTAATCCCAAGAAAAATTAATAACTTTACCAACTAATGCCTCATAGTTACCACCTGTTTTTTCTTTATACTCTTTGCTTAGGTCTTCTATTTCTGATAAGTTTTCTCCTTTTAAAAACTTTTTTGAAAGAGAGTAAATTTGATTTCCTATCTCTCCGTCAGCGTCTATATAAACATTTGCTCCATATTCTATTAATATGTCAAACCCTGGTCTGAAGTATAGCGTATCTATGATATCTAGGTCTTCTATTGTGTTTATTTTTAATTTGAACTCAACTTGTTTATTTGCGCCGTTTGTTACTGACAGGGACTTAATTGAAAAGTCCGTTATTCCCGGCATTGCTTTAAATCCTCTTATTGAGTTAGAGTAACTACTGGATTTATCATCTAGGAAATTTAAGCCTTGTCTATATTTAGAAGAAGCATCATCATCTTTTAAATCCTCTCTTAATATACCTCCAGCTAATACAGTTTCACTTGCTTCTTTAGCTCCTGCTGACCTATGTTCTATTAAGGCTTTTTTAGAGTCTTCTGAATCTTCACCGTATATTCTATTTGCTAGCTCTTTATTATCTTCACCAACAATATGGTTAACTCCTGAGGTTATTTTAACCCAACCGCTTCTGGTATTAAGTAAAGAAAGTTCCTCTATGGATTTCGTAGATTTAGAATTTACTTTTTGTCTAAATTCTATCTGTTTGAGACAATTGGCGTTTAAAGGCCCATCAAATATTATACTATAACCTGCCATTTACCTATCATTATTAAGATCGTTAAATTCTTCTAAAATGTTATTCACGTCCATAGGTATTCTAATTTGTAAACCTGGTGCTACAACTAATGAATCTTTTTTACCTTTATTCAGTCCTGCTATAACCCACCATAAAGATGAGTCTCTGTAGTACTGTAAAGCAAGAGTGTCAAATCTATCTCCTGCGGTAGTAATTACGTATATATCTGTTAAAGATTCTTTTATTTCAGGAAATATGGTATTTCTCCTGTAACTAAAACCTTCAGAATTTTTTAATGTTTTTATGTCTTTATACCTGTTCATGGTTCTAAAATTCTGATTTAAATATTGTATTTTCTGCTCCTATAAACTCACTTCCGTACTTTGGTATATCTTGATGTATAGGAGTGAAACTAACAGTCACGTCCAATACAGTAGGTAGTTTTTTAGTGGATGGAGTACCAATGGCAGCCGATGGGTTTTTTATATCCATACCTTCTGTATGCCATATGTAATCTTTATTCCACGAAAGATCTATGTTTGTTATAATTCCTGTGGTATCGTTTAGGTAGTCTCCTACTGTTAATGCTACGATCTGACCTCTCATATACCCTCCTTCTATGTAAGTCGGAGCAGTAGCTCCTACTAAAAGATTAAGTTTTTGGTATAAAGGTAGTATTTCTTCTTTACTACTAGCCGCTATTTTGAAGGACAGAGAGATATTTCTTTCAAAACCTCCATAAGCGTAAAAAGATTCTGCTCTACCTATATACTTATGTGAATTCCAATTGGCTACAAAATTATCGTTGAAAGAATCTAAGAAAGCTCTAAAGGGTAAGTATGTTACTTCTGAGTCATCTTCTTTTCCTTTTCTAGGGGTTATTACTTTAAAGTTAAAGTCAATTAAATCTTTAAAAAATTGATTTTCAAAATCATTTGGATCAATAATCGTTGTACCTTTAGATAAATCTCCAACTATAGGACCTATACCACTTATTCTATCTACTACTTCTATAGTAGTATCTTCACTATCTTTATCCCTTAGTAATTTATTATTCAGATTAATAAGATATTTGTTTTTATCAAAACCAAAATTAGCTTGTTCATATGCTGCGTGACTTCTTTTTTCTTGTGAAACATAAATTAACTTATATTCAGAGCCCTTTTTGTTCTTATTTAACTGATCTCGTTCATTTCTAGGTGTTGGAGCTATAATAGTTGGAGCTGTGGTATCAGGTTGGTACAAATCTCTTTCTTTTGAACCGTCATCTCCATCGTCAATAAACTTATCTACATAAGTAGTGAGTATTTTACCTTTTAGCGTAGTATCGTTTGATTTTTCAATTTTACCTTTTAAGGTGATGTTGTTTTTACCGTCACTGTAAAGACCATTTGCTACTTTGTTCTTATACTCTACATGTCCTCTAACCCCTGTTATGTACCCTCTTTTACCTGCAAAACCCTCTACAAAATGTAGACCAGTTCCAGATATGGGTACTTGTGCTAAAGTAGAAGCTAACTTAGTAGCTGTACCTACAACTCCTCCTAAGAGTTTTTTTCCAAAGCTAGCGTCAGGGTTTTGAATACCTTTTTCTATTAGACCTAATGCTGCTTGGTTTGAAGCAAATTTTAATGCTGCTGGTGTCTGTGTAAGGAGTTTACTGATTCTTTTTAAGTCATCTACCCTTTTAGATCCTTCTAATTCTATTCCGGATATGCTTGGATTAGCATTTATATCCTTTATTACTAAAGGTTCAGTACTTCCAAACTCACCATAAGTCAAAGACTTAAGATTAGTATTTAAATCTATTAAAGGCATGCTTTAAAATTTAAGTATTAATTTCTAATTGTTACCAGTTCCGTCTACAGCTCTAGTACGTATACCTTTTTCAGGTAAATTGTCTAAGTAGTTATTACTCGGTTTAAGACCTTTTAAACTCAATTTAGACTGTTGTGCCAGAATATCTGGATTGTCTGTTATTGATGAATTAGCATGTAGAGTAGATGTAATTTTAGCACCTTCTCTTTTACTAGGTGTTTGACCTTTCAGGCTCAGTACTGATTCTTTTACTTTGTTTAATAATGACATGTTTATAATTTATTAAAGTTTGTTATATAATATAAATAGGACTAATTAGTAAGTCTAGCCCCTAAAGCTAATGCTGATCCTACTTTACCTCCATCTAAGTAAACATCTCCTCCCTCTTTTACAACCTTTATCAACTCCTGTAATAGTTTTTCTACATTACCTCCTAGTTTTGTACCTCCTGCCATTGTCAGAGTGTCTTTTGGATTTGTTTGTATTGTAAAGTCATCAACCTTAAGATTACCAGATGCTCCTCCAGTACTTTTATACGCGTCAGTTATACCGCTAGCGTTCATATTTTCCTGCCCTGATAAAGTACCTATTCCTGCGGCAATACCAGTACCTATATCTAATGCACTAGTTACTGCCATCATACCATGATCTGCTGCTTTTGCACCATATTGTTTTGCGAGGTCAAATTGCATACTTTTAAAGTAGTAGGCTGCTTGTAACGCTGAAACAACTGCCATTACGGCGTGATACGCAGCTGATAGCGGTGAAATTAAAGTTCCATGAATTATTTGACCTATACCTTTAAATATTCTGGATATTGATTTGACATCACCTAGCATATTCGTAATTTTACCTTCTGGACCACCTAAGCTTGCTGCAAATGCTTCTACTTTCCTAACTGTGTCTTCTATAATTTTAGGGTTTTGTTCAAGAAAACCGAAAACTTTCTCTACTGCTGGTGCTATAGAGATCATGAATATTTTTTTCATGTTCTCTAAAAGGTTATTCATTTTGTCTTGGAAGGATAGGTTATTTTTCATAGTTGTGAACTGTTCCATTCCTATTTTTTTAAGAGCTTCTTCCTGTGTCATTGTTTTAAGGAGTTTTTGGTACTCCTGCTCCCTTGCGTCTGCTGTAGCGAATCCTGCTTTTTCAAGTGCTTTTTGGTCCATAAACATTTTTGCAAGATCATCTTTAGACATACTTAAAGATTTTGCTATAGCCTCTTGTGCATACACATTATTGGTGGAGAATGCTTCTTGTATAGCTTCTTGTTTTGATATTTCTTTAGCCACAGTAGCATAATCTTGATTGGCTGCTGCTGCTCTAGCTTTACTTAAATCTAGTTTTTTACCAGTCAGTAACTGTGCAGTCATTTCTGCTTCAATACTGGTTTCATAATCTAAAAGTCCAGCAGATATATTCTCTACTTGGGATAAAGTAAGTCCTACCTTTCTTGCTTGTACTGCTGCGTTACTTAAAGCTTTAGCTGAAAAATCTGAGTTAACTCTAAATGATGCTGAAGATGTAGCAATATCTTGCATTATAGCTTTAGATGAAATATTAACACCTAGTTGCATTTCTAATGCTTCAGCTGCTCCTAATGCTTCAGTTGCAAAGTTCCCTGAAGATTGTCCTGATGCTACTAGGCTTCTAGCGATTTCTTGAGTTTGTTCTACACTTAAACCTAATCTGTAGTTTAATGTATCTAGATCGGCATTAAATACCTCTACATTCTTAGACATTATACCTGTAGAATTCGCAAAAGTGTTTGCTAACTCTGCTCCTTTACCCATCCTTTGGGTAAGTAGGCTAGCACCTCTATCAGCTTTATTAAAATTAAAAACTGTTGCTGCTGCTGCTTCTTTAGTTTCGTTAAAAGCTGAAGCTGTTTCTGCAGTGCTTTTATCTATCGATAACATTAATTTTACTAATCCAGTAATTCCTCCTACGATTAGTCCTACATATCCACCAGATTTCATAAAATTCATAGCAGAAGATGCGGCAGATTTAGCAAATCCTTTTGCTCCAGCTGCTAAAACGCTCATTTGTTTCCCGCCTTTAGAATTAGAGATCACTGTTTCTCTTGCTGCTTTAGCTGCATCTTGGAAAGGTCCTGCAAGTTTTCGAAGTCCTGGTATATCGCTGACTACATCTGAGATTCCGGAGAAAAAGGAAGTTCGTGCGTCTAACTTAGCAGCATTAGAAGCAATGTCTCCATAAATCTTAGAAAGATCGTCTGCATTATCTCTTGCGGCTGATAAGTTTCTAGCTTGGGATATTACTGCAGCTTGTGCATCCCCTGTTAATGTCTTCGCTCTTTTATATAGTTTATTAATTTCTATATTAAGATCCTTTACCCTATTCTGATTCGCTTCTTGTTCTTTAACAGCTTTTGCAGTAGCTTTAGTAGATTTTGCTGCTGATGCTTGTAATTCTGATACTTTTGATGCGCTGGATGTAATCTTAGAATACATACTGCTAACGAATGTAATCATTTCGCCATTTTTCTGCATTTCTTTGTTAGCCATACCCGTTTCACGGGCAATCTCTTTCATTGCATTTTTAATGTCTTGAGCTTTTGAGACGGAATCGTCGCTAAACTCTATATTATTATCGTCAGCCATAATTTAAACTTATATAATATAAATAGATAAGGCCTCTACTATTTAGAAGCCTTAGTTATAAAATTAGGGTTTTTTGGTTTGTTAGTCTGTTTAGACTGTTTATTTAGTTTATCTGTTTCTTCTTTTTGATTTTGGTAATGTTCTTGTATTTTACTGAAAGTAAACTTACGTAACCATATAGGCATACTGTAAACAGTCTCCCAAGTAAAACCACCTTTACCGAAAAATACTATATCGTGTATTTGAGAAAAAACTAACTCTCTATACTGCGGCGTCAGGCCAAAAAAAGCCGATCCCTATTGGAATCTCGACCTCCTCCTTTCTGTCTTCTACATAAAACTCCATTCTAATGTCTGGTGAAATTTCACTATAGTATTTTCTGATAGCCCTAGCATCCTTGGCTAATAAAAAATTATCTACAAAGTTTCTAATCTCTTTAGTCTCTCTATTGCCGTTTACTGAGGTTATCATATGTTTTAACCTAGTTGTTGTAAGAGTAGAAGAATTTTTATTTATTTTTTTATTACCTTCAATTTCTCTTTCAATTAATGTTTCGTCTTTATGAGTTAGTATTTTAATAGTAACTGAATTACCTGTTGAGGGTAAATCAAAAATAAAGTCGTTCTTTCTGTCTTTGAGTAAAGTGTAATCAATATCCTTATTTTCTAATGCACTAAGGTCTACTGTAACTTCTTCATCCATATACTTAAAAGAATAATCTTTTCCATATGATAATACTCTGGCTGCCATCATTATAGCGTTTTTATCTCCAATCAGTAGGTTATCATAGCTTACACCTTCAGTAACGATAAGAGAGTTTAGTAACTTATCTATTACAGTTCCGTTTTTTATGTAATTTTGATTTGTCAATATGTCCTCTTCTTTTGCGGTCATATATTTCATTTCAATTTTACCGCTTGATAGTGGAGAGTCCTCAGGGTATAGTAACCCTTTAGATGGTAAGTCTACAGTTTCTGTAGGGAGTTTAAATTGTGATTCCATAAATTTTATTTCTTTATAACTTATTCTATATATAAATATAAGAAAAAAAACTTTTAAAAGCAACTAAAAAACCCGGAAAGAATCCGGGTTAATTATCTTAATAAGAGGTAGGTGTGTATTAGTAGTTTAATACGCAGTAGTCCATTGCTACTGTAATGCTGATTTCAACAGCTTCATCAGATGTCCAGTCATATTGACCAAAGTCTCCGTTTGATAGTATAGCACCTTTGATGATCCATTCTCCTACGATGTCTCCTACAGGTCCTAAAATATTTAAAGTTAAATCCTTTTTATAGAAATCAGAGTATCCTGCTCTACCAGTTACTGATTCGTAACCTTGTCTTGCCCACTCCATTACTGCTTGAGCTCCACTTGGTGTTACTGGATCGTAAAGTGTCATGGTCATATCGTCCCATTCTCTTTTTCCTCTAATTTTTCTATATGAATTGATGTGATCTAATTTGATAACGTTATCGGTGAAGGTAGGAGCTTTTACATTCTTTACCATAAAGGAAGGAATTCCGTCGATAAGCATTACAAATCTGTTCTGTACTTTCGGTTCGAAAGCTTTAAACATTATTTCGTTTGGATCTAATATTGCCATGTTCTATTTACTTTATTATAAATACAGTTAATTAATAATTTATCCGTTAAAAGTTGCTCCAGTAGGTTCAACTGTGAAGTCTAGTACTATAAATTCTGCTGTTTTAGCTGGCTGAATAAATATTTGACCTACCAATTGGTTTCTGTCTACAACATCTGCGGTGTTGTTTGTATCATCCATTACTACTCTAAAGGTATAAAGACCTTGTCTCTGTACTACTGATTCTAAGTATGGATTCACTATAGATAAAAATCTGTTTCTAGTTGCTACTGTATTTTGTTCAAATACTAAGTTTCTAGCTTGATCTCCTAAGAACTTCTTAAGCTCGATTAATAATCTTCTTACGTTTACTCTATCTAAAGCTGATGCTTTAGTCTGTAAAGTCTTTTGACCAAATACTGCAATACCTTGTCCAGGGAAAGTAGCGATTGGATTAACTTTACCATCATACAATAAGTCTCTTTGACCTCTTGTTAATTTTTGTTCTGCTTGAATTACTCCAACGATTCCTCCTCTTACTAATCCAGCTGGTGCGAACCAAGGTGCTGAACTATTATCTGTAAATGCATATACTCCTGGTATAACACAAGAAGCAGGGACATATACGTTTCTTCCCGTAGCAGATACAACTTGTACCCATGGCCAATAAGAAGAAGCATATGAACTATTTAATCCTGTAGCAGTTGATGTAATATTACTTACAGTAGAACCATAAGTTTCTAAATCTATCACTGCGATACAATCTCCTCTAGATTCTGCTAAAGTTACTACACTATTTAAGACTCCTGCTTGATCAGCATTCTTATATACCATTCCTGGTGCTGATAAGATGTTAAATATGTATTCGTCTTTATTATCTAAGATTGATATAGCATCTGTATAATTACCAGATGTTAAACCTTGAGAGTTTGTATTTGATATTGAACTAAAGTAATTTGCTCCTGCTACAGCGTTAACTCCGGTAGCGTTATAGAATGATCCAGATTCAGCGATCGGTAAAGATCCTGAGTAAGAATTTCCATCTCCGTCTACTCCTACAGATGTACCATCGTTTTGAAGGTAGTTAACTGTTGCTGAATTTACTGCAGAAACATAAATGAAGTTAGACTTATTTACGTAATCTCCTTGAGTCTTAACGTATGTCTTAGTTCCGTCTGTTGCTTTAGTTTTATATTGAGTACCAATTACACTTTCAATGTAGTTAGAAGAATTAGGATCTAAACTAATATTGTTAAATGTCTCTAATACTACTTTATTACTGTGGCTATCGTCTCCTCTTCTTACTGTCAAAGAGAAAGTTCCTTTTTTAGCGTCAACGTTTTGTATTTGCCATCTAATATTATCAACTGTTCCAGAAACTAATGATCCTCCAGAACCTGCAATTTCTGCTCCTGGGTTAGTTATTGAGACTGAGTTATTAAAGATAGCTCCTTTTCCTAATGTTTTAATTTCAAAAGGTTGAACACTATCATTAAGTGATGATGAAATGTGAGTAGATGATGCTGGAGTAAATGATCCAGTAACTACTCTTGTCATCAATACAGAATTACCTCCTTGTTGGAAGTAGTTTTTAACCGATATTGAGGTTAAGTATTCTTGTTTTGTTGATGCTGATACAAAAGTTTCTCCAAACTGTCTAACATACTGATTATAGGATGTTACAATAGTTGGTTCTTCTACTGGTCCTTTAACTGAAGGTCCGATGATTGCAGCGCCAGCTTCTACTGGAGCAGGCTGGATAAAAGAAATATCGTTTTCTCTTGCAAATACACCCGGTGAGATGATTGATTCTGCCATGTTTGGTCTATTTTATTTTAATTTATTATAAATATCATTCAGGAATGTAAAACAGAACTAATGTTTTAACTATATCTGTCTATAATAAATAGGAAAGGAGGATGTAAAACCCTCCTTAACTATAAGTATGTAAAAGATTCTTTATTTTTCTTCTACAAGCTCTGGTTCTTCAACACCTTTTTCTTCTTTAGGTGCAGGAATAAACTCGCCGTTCTTCAAGTCAATTGAACCAGCGCCGTATGATGCTTCTAAAGCGTCTACTAACTCTTTTTCTGATTCTCTTAATTCAGCTAAGAATGTTTTTGCTCCTTCTTTTCTCTCTGAGATATTGATTTCTGCTAGAGAAATACCTCCTAGTTCATTTACCAAAGCAGCATTCTTTTGCTGTAGTTCTTGTAACTTGTCAAGCTCTTCTTGAGTTAACTTTTGATTTGCCATAATTTAATTTTTAATTAATCGATTTATTATAATAAGTAATATAAGAATAAATATCTTATAAAACAACTTTTATTTTAATTTATTCTCCAGAAACTGCTAAATACTTAACAACTGATACTGGGTTCATTTTTTCTGCCAGTGAAGAGGATACTGCTCCTTTTCGTTGAGCTACTGATCCTGTAGTTTCTGCTTCCATAGCTGATTGTACCCATCCTGCTACTGTGTTATTGTCTAGTCCATCAAAAGAACTGAAAGAACTGAGATCTTCTGTTCCGACTGTTTGAGTACCAATAATAGAAGCTGAATGACTTCCTGTTGTTACAGTTAAAGTATAATGTACGTTGTACACTACATCGTTTTCGGTGTTTACCGGGTCTTGAGAATCTGAAGCTGTTGGATATGTGTCTAATGCTCCAACATGCCAAGAATAAGATAATGCCATAATTTTGATTTTTTACTAATTAGTTATTGTTTGTATATATATTTAATAAATAGCTCCTAGATTACTAAATCTATATATGTATAGTAGCTCTATAGATGATTGTATAATAACGTTACACTGTTACCCATTTTTTTGAAACAGGTAAGTATATAGCTCCTCCTGTGTTAAGGTTATCTGTATAGTTTGTTACAAGGTTATTCCATTGTTCTTCAGTCATCTCTTCATTCGACCAGATAGTATCTACAATAATTAAATCATATGTTGCTGCAGTTGTATATGTATGAATATCTCCTTGTATCAGATTAATATTACTATTTAAATGTCCAGATGTATTAGTGAAGTCAATAACTTCTTGATCTATTTCTACCACATCTACTGTACTACAATTCTCTACTTCGTATAAGTCTTGAGGAATTAAACCTAAACCTAAACCTGCTACTAATACAGAATCATATGTAAACCCATCAAATGAATCTTTATAAAAGGATGTACAGCTATCACACTTACCTAAAAATAATTTTGAGTAAATATCTACATTAGATACCCATATATCATTACTATTAAATTTCATAACTGTAACTCCTTGTCCATCCTTATATACATTGAAGTTAGTTCCTGTGTAGTTTGCTATGTTGTTATCTAAAAATTTCATATTTTAATTTTATTAATATTAAAGTTGACAAAGCAATACTGCTGTACATACCCCAAAAGCATTAAGTGTTATGACCTGGAAAGAATTTCCTCCGCTTGTAGTACTTGCTGGATAATTACCTGCGCTCATTGCTGTA